CGTTGAAGGCCAGCCAAGCCCGATAAGCGCGCTGCAGTTCGTCAAACCGCTTCACCGGCAATTGCGTGCCGTTAGGGATCGACGCGGCGGCGCTGTAGCGATGGCCCACCGAGTTCTTGCCAATGGTGTAGGCCGCTTGCGCGAACCGCGCCCATTCGTTCTTCAAGTATTGGTCGACGGTAATCATCGGCCTTTTCTGCTGTTGCCCGGGCTTGCGGTTTGCTCCCCGGCGCAAAGGGACCATCGCAATGGCACTGCTGAATTGGGCCAGAGCCAGCAATTTCAGAACAGCACCCACTGGTTTCAGAACGCCTGCGAGACGCGCGCCTCGCTGGATCGCAGCGCTGCGCGCGCTGCAGAAGGGAAAGAGCATGAAGCACGAAAGCCAGAGCGCGTTTCGCCGCGAACCGCGCGAGCCGGAAGTCAGCGGCAATCTGTTCACGCGCTCGCTCACCGCTCGCACGCTTGCAAGCCTGCGCCACTGCAGCGTCGCCGATATCGCCGCGCAGATGTGGCCGAATGATCGCGCGCTGTTGCAGCATCTCACGCGTGCGGCTTCGAACCCTGCGATGACGAGCGTGGCTGGCTGGGCCGCCGAGCTGGTGCAGAAGCGCACCGCAGATGTGCTTGAGGCGCTCGGGCCAGCATCGGGCGCTGCCGACGTGCTCAAGCAGTGCTTGGCGCTGGATTGGGATGGCGCGGGCCTGATCAGCGCGCCTGGATTCACCGCGTCGGCAGGCAACAGCGGCTTCGTTCAGGAGGGCCAGCCGATCCCGGTGCGGCAATTCGCTGTCGGTCCCGCGCAGCTACAGCCTTACAAGCTGGCGAGCATCGCCGCGCTCACGCGCGAGATGGTCGAGAGCAGCAACGCCGAGGCGCTGATCAGCGATGCGCTCGTGCGCTCGACCGGCCTTGCGCTCGACGTTGTGTTCTTCGGCAGCGCCGCCGCGACCGCGGCGCAGCCCGCTGGCATCCGTAACGGCATCGCGGCATCAGCGGCCAGCGCCAACACCGACCCGTTCGCAGCCGTGTTCGAAGACGTGGCCACGCTGATCAACGCGGTCGCGCCAGTCGGCGGCAAGGGACCGTACATTATCGTCGCCGGTCCAGGCCGAGCGGTGAGCTTTGGCATGCGCATCGGCAGCGCCGAGAGCACCATCATTCCGGTGGCGTCGAGCGCGGTCGGCAACGATCTGATTTGCATCGCGCCGAAGGCCATCGCAGCCGCGCTGAGCGCCGATCCAGATGCCGAAACCGCGAACGCCGCAACGCTGGTGATGGACACCGCGCCCGGAGCCGCTGGCACGACAGGCTCGGGCGAGAAGGAGATGTGGCAGACCGACAGCATCGCCGTGAAGGTGCGATGGCCGGTGACCTGGGCGCTGCGAGCTGCGGGCGCGGTCGCGTGGCTGACACCGGCGTGGAAGTGACGATGCAGATTGAGAGTTTTTTCGACGATCTGCCCGAACTCGACCCGGTCATCTATCACGAACTCACCGACTATGGCTGGCGCGGGCTGACGGCACAGGGCGAAGTGCTGGAGGTCAGGAGCAGCAACGGCCACGCGATCGAGGTGCCGAGCGAGATCATCGTGTCGTGCGGTGGTCAGCGCATCGGTCGTCGTGCGATCCGCAACGACCAGGCGGTCGACATCGACGACTACCTCGCGCACTTCAATGCCGTCGTCGCGCTCTATAAGGAAAACCGCACCGCCGAGGCGCTGATCGAGTCCGACGCGACGTTGCGCGCGGCACGGACCCTGCGGGCCAAGTTCAACCGGGCGATGATCCTGCTGGCGTCCGGTCGCTGGGCCGAGGGCCTCGACGAATATTGGCAGTGCGAGCAGGACGCGCCGTTCATGCGGCCACAGGTCCGCGCCGCGCTCGATAGAGGCCTGCAGCCTTGGCGCGGCGAGGACTTGCGCGGCAAGCGGCTGCTCTTGCTGCACGCGCACGGCTTTGGCGACACGCTGATGATGCTGCGCTATCTGCCGGCGCTGGTCGCGATGGGCGCGGACGTTGCCTTGGAGATGCCGCCCGAGCTGCAGCGGTCGACGAAGCGATGGCCGCAGGCGAGCGACGGCGACTACTTCTGCCCGATCCTGCACCTGCTGCGCTTCCTGAACGTCACGCCGCAGTCGGTCGATGGCAGCCCGTACATGGCGGTCGACGCCGAGCTCGTCGCGCGGTGGAGCATCCCGAAAGGCCGCAAGCGGATCGGCATCGCGTGGTCGATAGGCAAGCCGAGCGACGGCGACTATCCGCGCGAGATTCCGCTCGGCGATCTCGTCGCAGCGCTGGGCGACGCCGAGTTGCACAGCGTGCAGGTCCAAGGCGGCGCCGAAGCGCGGGCGCTGGGCGTCCACGTCCATGCATTCGAGGACTTCGCCGATTGCGCGGCGCTGATGCTGCAGATGGACGAGATCGTCAGCGTCGATACCGCGGCGCTGCATCTGGCAGGCGCCATCGGGCATCCCTGCGTCTCCGGGCTGCTCTCGCATTGGGCCAGCTGGCGCTGGGTCGCGCCTTTGTATTCGAACGTGCGGCTGTGCCGTCAGGCGGCCGCAGGCGATTGGGCGAGCGCCCTTGCGCAGATTCACGGGCACTGATCTCGGCGTCGCGCCGATCAAGGGTCCGTTCAGCCGATACCTCAACGCGCACGAGACGGCCCTCCTGGTCGCGCTGGTCAAGAGCGTCGCGCCGAAGGTGGCGATCGAGTTCGGCTGCAATCTCGGCATCACGGGAGCGCGGCTGCTCGACAATGTGCCGACGCTGGAAAAGTACATCGGCATCGACGTGCCGCCCGATCATGTGCCGTCGCTGCAATGCCAGCGCGACGAAGTCCCGACCGTCGCGGGCTGTTACGCCGCTCACGACGAACGGTTCTATCTGCTGACGGCGCGCTCGCAGTTGCTGCGCACCGGGCACCTTGAGCCGTGCGACGCGGTGTTCATCGACGGCGATCACAGCGAAAAGGCCGTGCTGCATGAAAGCAGGCTCGCGCGACGCCTGATCCGAGGTGCCGGGATCATCGTCTGGCACGACTTCACCAACCCCGCTGTGGAAGTGACGCAGGCGCTCAACCGCCTGCACGACGAAGGCTGGCCGATCAACTGCGTCGAGAACTCGTGGCTCGCCTTCATGAGAGTGGAGAACGCCGATGAACAAGGTGATCAGGGGCGACCTCGAACCAGACGACAGTGAGTCCTACGAGGATTTCATGGACCGCTGCAGCGACGAGATCGGCGACGAAGACGTCTGCCAGATGATCTGGGACGAGAGCGGCAACGAGGAAATGGCCGCGAGCGGCGTCAAGCGCAAAACGCTCGCCAGCCAGGCCAGCGGCGGTCTCGAGTTCGTCCTCTCCGACGAGTCGCCGGATCGGATGGACGACGTCATTCTCAGCGACGGCTGGGATTTGAAGGCCTTCAAGAACAACCCCATCGCGCTGTTCAACCACCAGAGCAGCTTTCCGGTTGGCAAGTGGTCGAACCTCCGGGTCGAGAACAAGCAGCTGCGCGGCCACCTTGAGCTTGCGCCGTTTGGCACTTCCGAGCGCATCGACGAAATCAGGAAGCTGCTCGACGCAGGCATTCTGCGCGCCGTCAGCGTCGGCTTCAGGCCGCTGGAGGCCGAGCGCCGCGAAGGCACCGACTGGGGCACCACGTTCAAGCGCTGCGAGCTGGTCGAAACCTCCCTCGTCAGCGTGCCAGCCAACGCGAATGCGCTGGCCGTCGCAAAGTCTCTGAAAATTTCCCCCGCAACGATTGATCTCGTGTTCGCCGAGCAAGGCAAGAAAAGCACGGGCATCAAGCGGCGCGGGTTCACTGGCGAGCACGCCTCTCGATCTCGCACACGAAAGGGCAGCGCCATGTCTGGCCTCGCTCAACGCATTACCGACTTGGAGACGCAGATCGTCGCCAAGCGGGATGAACTCGAAGACCATCTCGACAAGATGGACGACACCAACGTCAGCGATTCCGATCTGGAAACGACCGGCAAGCTGAACGCCGATATCGCCCAGCTCGAAAAGACCCGAGCGGCGCTCGTCGACTCCGAAAAGCTGCTGGCGAAGTCGGTTGACAATGGTGGCAACGGCGGCACGCGCAGCCGTGCGCTCTCCACGACCGTGATCGTCGGCGGCGAGCGCGAGCGCATCGCCTCGCCTGCGATCATCGTCAACCGCAAGAAGGACCTCGATCTCCTGGACTACGTCGTTCGCGGCGCCACGGTGGCGGTTATCGCCAAGGTGACGGGCAAGAGCGTCGAGGAGACCCGGCAGCGCATCTACGGCGACGACGAAGGCACGAAGGCCATCGTCGAGATCGTCACGCGCGCTGCCAGCGCACCGGCCATGACCACGGTCACGGGCTGGGCGCAGGAGCTGGCGCAGACGACCTATGCCGATCTGATGCCGCTCCTGATGCCGAAGGCGATCCTGACCCGGCTTGCGCCGAAGGGATTGACGCTGAGCTTCGGCACCTCTGGCCGCATCGTCATCCCGACCCGCTCGCGCACGCCGTCGCTGGCTGGCTCGTTCGTCGGCGAAGGCATGGCGATTCCGGTCCGTCAGG